AAAAGCTAGTAACCACAAGAAGTTTATTGCTGACTTGAGTACACTTTGCGAATTGGTTGAGTACGATTACTCTCGTGGTAAAAACAACGTACACTTTAAGTTCACTGGTGATAAACTTCGTGGATATATTAGAGGAAATTCTGTAGATTTGTTTTGCAGTATCTTTTCAAAAGACGAAGAGACGTGTAATAAAATCTGGAAACTGTACCTAAAGTACTGTGAAGACCAAGATGGTATTGACTTGTTCATGCATAGCTATTTCTTTAATGGCCCAGCATTGGATAGTACATCAACTCAAATGGATGCCAAGGAATTAGCTTACATCAGTGAAAAGTACTACCCTTACATTGATACCAAGATTATGTTTGACCAATTTTTTACAGGTGCTGAAAACATCCTGTTGCTAGTTGGTGAGCCAGGCCTTGGTAAATCAAAGATGTCAACATTAGCGCTTAAACACGCAATTGAAAATCCTGACAAACTACCATACGACAAGATGGAAATTAATCCTGTCCTTGAGAATCAGTTCATTTCGGTTGTATATGTTAAGAGCACTGACGTATTAGTTAATGATAAATTTTGGCGTGAGCTAGCAAAGATGCAAGCAGATATCTGTATCATTGACGACTTGGATTACATGCTGACTAAACGTGATTCAGAAGTTCAATCTGCTGATGACCAAAAGAAAAATGATTTCTTGAATCAATTCCTAAGCTTTACTGACGGTGTTGAAAAGACGAAAACAAAATTCATCATTACGACTAACCAGAAGTACAACGATATTGATGCAGCATTGCTTCGTAAAGGACGTCTATTTGATATTCTTGAATTACGAGCATTGCAAAAAGATGAAGCAATTGTTATCTGGGAAGATAACGGATTAACTAAAGAAGAGTTCAACAAGGTGTTCACCACTGATATGATTCTCCCAGCTGACTTAGGTTCTGAAATCAATAAGAGATTGAATAAACGAATCAACACAGCGACGATGTCTTACTTAAAAGAAGATGGAATCAGTAAAGTTGTCAAAGCATCAAGAGTTAAAAAAATCGGTTTGTAAGTTAAGCAAATGTTTGATATAATAGATCAAACAGCAAAATTCGAAGGATAGATATGAAGTTATTTGAAAGTACTTGGCGTGATGGCTTTAACTTTTACGAGCGTTACTACGACGAGAGTCTTGGTCGGTCTCAGAAAAAACGCATTGATCTACCTTATGAATGGTACGAGCCATCATCACGTGGCTTGTACACCTACATCCTGGACGAAACTCTTACATTAGAAAAGAAGCAAGGTAACGCAAAGCAAGGCCGTGAACACTACGGCTTCCTTGATCCAATGTATCGTAACATCCGCGATAACTATTGGAACCAAAATAAGTACCAAAACAAACCACGAATTTGGTATCTTGACATCGAGACTCGCGTTGGTACATGCAGCACAGGATTCCCTGTCCCAGAGCGTGCAGCTGAGCCAATCAGTCTTATGCAGTTTTACGACTCAAAAGAAGAAGTAATGATTGTGCTTGGTCTCCGTGAATGGAAACATCAACACAAGTACAAGTTCGACTACACCGTAAAGTACGTTCAGTGCAACAACGAAATCCACCTGATTGAAACGTTCTTAAACATCTTTGCTAAACTAGATCCGCTAGTCATTTACGCTTGGAACGCGTCAGGATTTGACTTCCCGTACATATACAACCGTATGCGTAACCTAGGAATGGACACTGGCCGTTTGTCAAACTACGGCAAAGTAACTTATTCAGAAGGCGAATTCCAAGGTAGGACTGAGTTTAAGTTCAACTCTGACGGCCACTTCTTTATCGACTTGATGGACGTTTACAAAAAGTTTACGTTCCACCCAATGCCATCATATTCTTTGGATAGTGTAGCATCTCATGAACTCGGTGAAACCAAAGTACAACATACGGAATACGCTGGCTTTGACGACTTCTACACAGGTAAGTACATCATACCTGATAATCCAACAGAAGAACAAGCCAACAGCGACATCTATAAAGCTGCTGTCGCCGGTGACTGGGATGAAGTGCGAGAACTAGCTCATTCCGAGTTTGTTTACTACGGCGCTACCGATACGTATCTTATTCGTCGTATCGATGAAGCTCAGAACTTTACCGTTCTTATGGGTATGATTGCTGAAAAGATGGGTGTTCAGCTTGGCGATGCAATGGGTACCGTGAAACCTTGGTCTCAGTACATTCTTAACAAGTCAATGTTATCCAAGCAAGTAATGCCAATGCGCCAGGAGTTCCCTGATCCTCACGTTGTTGGTGGTTATGTTCGTGATCCTAATCGTGGCAAACACAAGTGGGTCGTATCAATTGACGTTAACTCAATGTACCCGCTGCTTGGTATGGTTGGCTTCAACATGTCGCCAGAAACGTACATCGCTAAATACAAACTACCTGATAACCTACGTGATATCGTCTTACAGTATTTTAATGACCAAAATGAAGAGGCTCGTCTAAATCTAAAACCAGAAATATGGGAAACCACTACCGCGTTACTAAAAGAACATAACTTGGCTCTTGGTATTAACGGAGCAGTGTTCAGCAAAAACAAACTAGGTATGGTACCAGAAATGGTTCAAGATATTTACGACTCTCGTAAGAAAGCTAAAAAGACGATGTTCAAATACGAGCAACGTAAAATTCTTATTGAAAAACTATTGAAGGAAAAGCATGCATAATATAGAACATATGGGTCCTATGGAGCGACACCGTTATATTACTAGCAACACGATGGTTTGCCCACGCTGTAAGAAGGAAAAGAAACTATCTTCCTTTTGGCGTGTAGGTGACATTACGCTTATGGACGTATGCAAGCCTTGCGACAAAAAGATTCTTGAGATGGAAGCAATCAAAATTGCACTCAGTGTTGTTAATCGTTAATGGTGTATAATACAGTAAAGAGGAATATATGAAAGACGTATTGGATTATACAGAAGACGAATTGGCTGCACTATCAAAGAGTGAATTGGAAGCTTTACACAAAGAAGCTCAAAAAGGCGAATCTCTATTCCACACACGACAGCTTGTTGAAAAAACAATGATCAACTCGCTTTACGGTGCAATGGCAAACAAATGGTTCCCGCTGTTTAACGAAGAGATGGCTGCTGCTATTACTGGTAATGGCCGTTACTTCATTCAGCTGCTCGCAAAATACATCGAGGAAACACTACAAAAGTTGTCTCCACAAGAAAAGCCGTACATCGTATATGGTGATACCGACTCTGTGTACTACCACATTGAGCCGTTCGTAGAAAAGTACATGGCTCAAAACCCAGGGCTACCGTTTAACGATTATGTTGAGTGGGCAAACTCCTTTGAACAGAAGATCATTCAGCCAACGGTACAAAAAACCATCGAAGTATTTGCTGACCAACTTAACGCTTACAACACAGAATCTATCGGTGCTGAACGTGAAATTATTGCTGATGCTGCTGTCTTTACTGCTAAGAAAAAGTACTACGCTCGTGTACGATACTCAGAAGGTACAAAATACCCAGAAGATAAACCTAAGATTAAGGTCATGGGCTTAGAGATCATTAAGTCAAGTACTCCTATTTGGTCTAAGAAATATCTTAAAGAAGCTATCCCTCATATCTTGGATAAAGACGAATCTGATCTTCGTCAGTGGGTTAAAGATATCAAACGTGACTTCGCTAAAACAGATCTAAACAGCATTGCTGGTGTAGGTGGTGTATCTCGTCTTGACTACAACCTAGAAAAAGATACCGTACCAATTGGATCACGTGCAGCTATCCGTCATAACAACTACATCACGGAAAACAATCTAACTGACCAGTACGCTCCTATCCAAGGTGGCGATAAGTGTAAGCGCATCTTCTTGACTACACCTAACGTGTTCAACTCAAACGTCATTGCATATACCAACGATGGATTTGCAAAAGAAATCGTAAAGCACAACTGCGTCGATTACGATACGAACTTCGAAAAGAACTTCCTTAAGCCACTTTACTTAATGGTGGAGCCAATGAATTATGATTTGGAAAAAGAAACGGAAGACCTAAGTGATTGGTAAAATGGTACAGGAAATTAACTGTACTTGCGATATAATACTACATAAGGCAAAAAATGTTTAAAACACTTACATCATCATTAGATCTAAAGAAACATCCAAGCACTGATGAAATCCAAAAGATTCCATCTTTTATCTTTTGTAAATGGCTTAGTGGCTCGCCACACGCAATCTCTGCCGCAAACGCAATTAACCTGTACTCTGACATTCCAATCGAGAACCAGTACTACATGGTAAAAAACGC